GCCGCCGCCTGCTCCAGGACCGCCCCTTCCTGAACCACCCCGATGCGCAAATGGGCGGCGGCTGCAGCGCAGGCGGCAGCGATCGCCGCCTGCGGAATGGGTGGCGTCTCCATGGGGAAGCTCCGTGGTGGTTGGGCAGGAAGACAGGTCCGGCGCGGGGCTCCCCGCGCCGGAGAAGGGCCGCTCAGGCCGCTGCGAACTTCATCAGCTTGATCGCCTCCGAATTGCTGACCTGGCCGCCCACGCGCTTCGTCGCGTAGAAGTGGACGAACGGCTTGTTCGAATAGGGATCGCGCAGGATCTGCGTCTCCTGCCGCTCGGCGATGAGGTACCCCAGCCGAAAGTTGCCGAACGCGATCGACGCACTGTTCGCGGCGATGTCCGGCATGTCCTCCGCCTCCACCACGGGGTAGCCCAGCAGCGTGTCCGGCTGCCCCGCCACGAGCCCGGGCTGCCACAGGAATGCACCGTCCGAGGTCTTGAGCTTGCGGATCCGGGTAGAGGTCGCCGCGTTCATCACGAACACCGCACCCTGCCGGTATGGCGCGCGCAGGCTCTGCACCAGGTCGATCAACCGGTCCTGCGGCTCGGTTCCGAAATCACCCGCCGCGCCGCTTGGCAGATATTGCAGCGTGCCGAACCCGCGCATGGCATCGCCTGCGGTCGATACCGGCTGGCGCAGAAACCCCTTGGGCTGGTTGATGCCCGTGCCGTTAACGAACGCCTGCCCTTCGGCGGCCGCGAATTCCGCCGCGATCTCACCGGCCAGCCAATCCTCGACATCGAACGCGGCGTCGTCGAGCATCGCCTGGCTCGCTGCCGGATTGGCGTAGAGGTCGCCCATCGGCGGCGATACCTCATGGAAGCTCGGCGTCGCCGTCTCCGGCCGCGCCGCCGTCTCCGATGCCCAGCCCGAAGGCGTGCCCCCGCTCGTCACCAGCTTGCGATAGCCGGCACTCCCGACCTTTACGACGTTGGCGATCGCCCGGATCGGGCTCGCCGACTTCAGCAGCGTGGCGATCTGCCGGTCGATTTCGGTCGGCACCGCATAGCCGCCCGCCTCGCCCGTCATGCCGGTGAACGCCTTCATCTCCAGGGTGGCGCCACTGCGCACAAAGCCCTCGAACGCCGCACCGCTCGGACGGAGCGCAGCCCCCGCCAGCATCGGACGGACCGCCGGCGTTCCCGCGCCCTCCACGCCTGCGAAGCTCGCTTCCAGTGCGTCTGCCTTTGTCTCGATCATTACCGTCTCCCACAAAAGAAAAAGGACGCCCCGACCGGGACGTCCTCACCACTCCACCAGGGTCGCGCGCTCAGCCGGGCGTCACCGCATGCACCCACGCCAGCGGTTGCATCGGAACCGGCACCAGGCTCACCTCGACCAGATCCAGCCGCGTCAGTTCACGCCAGCGCCCATGCCGCGCGGCCTGCACCCGGTATCCGAACGACAGTCCGCCGATCGCGCCTTGCTGCACCTTCAGCGCCAGCTCCGGCACTTCGACGCGGCCGATCACGCGCAATCCGCGGCTGTCCTCGGCCAGCGTCTCGATCTGTCCGACCGGCGCGCCACCGTGCTGCCACAGCAAAGGGACCGGCCCGGCCCCGGCAAACGCGCCCGGCCGCACCACGTCTCCGCCTCGGTCCGGGACGCCAAAGATCGCGGCATAGCCGGCAAAGCGCACGCTCATCGCACCCACGCGCCAAATCCGGTCTTCACCGCCACGCCCACCAGCACCAGCGCCAGCAGCATCCGCACTACCCAGCCGATCGCGGCGCGCGCGGCCGATCGCTTCGCATCGCGCCATGCGGCGAGCAGTTCGCGCAGCTCCTTCATGTCCGCGCCGGCCGCGGCATCCTCCAGCCCCAGCCGGGTGAGCGCGCGCATCGCGCCGTCTTCGCCCGCTTCCTCCACGATCGCGCGCAGCGTCGCGAGGTCGGCGCCGTCCTGCCGCGCCTGGCCCATCAGCTGCGCCAGCACCTGTGCATTGTCCATTGCCGCCTCCACCTGATAGTCGCCGGAGATGCCCCGCCGCCTTCGCATCGTCCTGTTCGCCGCGCTTGCGGCCCTGCTGTCGATCGCGTTCGTGCTGCCCTTCGTGCGCGGCAAGCAATGCGCGGAGCAGGGCGGCCGGTTCGACCGCACCACGATGGTGTGCACCCCGCCGCAGACGCCCTAGCCCTCCCGGCCCGCGCCCCTCGAGACGCACCGATCTAAAGCCCTGTGCCCACCATCGGCCCGACGCCGACCATGGCCCGCTTCTCCTCGCGCGTCAGGAACTCCGCGCTGCTGACCTGCGACCACAGTCGCTCGCGGTCCTCCGCCAGTGCCGGCACCCGGTCGAGATCCACCGCCAACCCCGCATCGGCGAAGTGGCCGGCCAGCCCCTGCCCAAGTTCCGCCAGGATCCGCTCGGCAAGCGGCAGGATCGCCAGCCGCCACAACGCCCGGTTCGCCTCCCGGTAATTGGCGTAGGTGTTGTCGCCGGGCAGCCCCAGCAGCATCGGTGGCACCCCGAACGCGAGCGCGATTTCCCGTGCCGCCTGTGCCTTCAGCCCGTTGAAGTCCATGTCCGCCGGCGTCAGGCTCATCGCCTGCCACTTGAGCCCGCCCTCCAGCAGCATCGGCCGCCCCGCGTTGGCGGCACCCGCAAAGGCCGCCTCCATCTCGGCCCGCAATCGATCGAACTGGTCGCGCGAAAGCACGCCGCCGTCCCCCGGATCGTACACCAGGGCACCCGAAGGGCGGGCCGCATTGTCCAGCAGCGCCTTGTTCCATCGCGCTGCCGCATTGTGGACCGCGATCGCGCCCGCCGCCGCGCCCAGGCAGCCGAGGCCATAATGGTCGTCAAGCGGATGGAACGCCTTGATATGGACCACCGCCGCCCGTCCGGCGGCATCCTCCGCGGCCAGCCGCTGCACCTGCCCTCCCACCCGATAGCGGAACGCCACCGGCCAACCGTTGGCATCGGGCTCCACCGTCACCCGCTCGGGGCGAAGCGCATAGAGTTCGCCGACGCCCCCGCGGCCGTTCTCGAGCAACTGGACGAAGGCGTTGCCGTGCAGCAGCAGCTGTGCCGCAATCGTCTCGATCAGCACCTGCCCCGCCGATCGTCGCGTCACCAGCCGCACGAGTTCCGGGTCCGCTCCCGTGATCGGCGCCGCCGCCGCGCCCTCGGCGACCATCCGCACCGCCCGCTGTGCAATCGCATTCTCCAGATAGCCCGCGCGCACCTGCGCTTCGTAGCTGGTCGGCCAGCTGCCGAGTGCCGACATCGCGCCCGATGCCGACAGCGCCGGCCTGCGCCCGTCGACGCCCGTCTCCAGGCTCTTCCTGCCGAACCATTTCATGCTAGCTTCCTCCGTCTAGGAGAGTCAGATGCCGCAAAGCGCACACTTCGCCCTGTTCCCTGCATCGCTGATGCTGTTCTGGCTGGGCGGCATGTTCGTCTGGGCAGGCTGGCGCATCCGCCGCGAGCAAGTCCGCCCCGCCGGTGGAGAGCCCTTCGCCCGCTCCGCTGCCCGCCACCTCACCGTCGGCGGCAGCGTGTGTGCCGCCGCTTTCGTACTGTTGTTCCTGTCGCTGTTTACCTGAGCCGGGGCTCACAACCCCCGCACGGAGGCTGGCCCCCGCCGGCCCAGCATCAGCTCGTCCATCGCCCAGACCAGCGCGTCGGCGCGGTCCGGCGACCGGCCCGGCCCTTCATAGCCGCCTCCCGCCACCAGGCCGCATAACTCGTCCTCCAGCTCGGGGAAGGCGCCGACATGTGCCACGCGCCCGCGCTCATAGAGCGCCGCGATCGGTTCGGCCCGTGCGGACTTGCCGCGCGACGCATGCACCAGCCGCACCGGCAACGCCGCCTCGGCAGTGCGCAGCACCGTCTCCACCATCGCGCCGCCCTGGTTCGCCTCCGCAACCACGCGATCCGCGTCGTGCCGCGCCGCACAGGCTGCCACTGCCCGCGCCCACCCGTCCGGCGTCAGCCCGGCGGCGCTTGCATCCTCCAGCACATAGCCGCGCCCGTCGCTGGCCACGCCCGCGGCGACGATGCCGCACGCGTCGCCTTCCGCACTGGCCGGCGGATCGACGCCGACCACGATCCGCACCAGCTCCGGTGCTACCGCCGCCCGGCACCGCTCGATCAGCGCGCGCGTCCACAGCGCACCGGCCACGTCTTCCAGCAGTTCGCCGTCGAGTTCCTGCCGCCCCAGCCTGGTTCCGGCATAGTGCGCCGTCATCGCCTCGACGAAGCTCGCTGGCAGGTGCGGATTGTCGGCGGTGCGCCCATGCGTCTCATGCACCCCCGGCAAAGTGCGCACCCGCCGCAGCAGGGTGCCCGGCTTGGGCGTCGTGGTCACCACCAGCTGCGGCTGCTCCCCCAGCCGCAAACCCATCATCAGATTGTCCCAGGCCGCGTCTCCGTCGCGCCATTTGGCGATTTCGTCACACCAGCCGGCATGATGCTCCGGGCCGCGCAGCTTCCCGGGCGCGGCGGCCGAATAGGGAAAGGCCATCGCTCCCGATGCAAAGTGCAGCACGCCGCACTTCAGCAACGTCGGTTCGCTTTCACGCGCACTCGCCTGCAGGCCGCCCTCGCCGCCGATCATCACCCGGTGCACGTCGTCCAGTGTTGCCCCCACCAGCGCGATCCGCGCGCCCGGATGGCAACGCGCAAATGCCGACACCCATTCGGCCGCGGCCCGTGTTTTACCAAAACCGCGCCCGGCCAGGATCATCCAGATCCGCCAGTCCTCCACGCCCGGCAGCTGTCCGGCGTGCGCCCACCGTTCCCACCGTTCCAGCAGTTCGCGCCGCTGCTCCGGCGACAATGCCGCCAGCGTCGCCGCCTGCGTTTCCGGATCGGCACGGGCGAGCGCCCGCATCGCAAAGTCCCTTTTTTCCGCCGGGGTCACGCATCGCCTCCCCCTTGCGCCTGCCGGGCGCGCGCTTCCTCTGCCGCCTGTCGCTTGCCGAGCATCGCCAGCCGCTTGAGGATCGCAGCATCCGTCTTGTCGGCCACGGCAGACGGCTTGAGCGCCTTGCCCTCTGGCCGGTCCATGTCCCGGTGACGGTCGACCAGCCGCAGCGCGAACAGCACATCGGGTGTTTCCAGCGGCCCGTTCGCATCCCCGGCCAGCACCGCGGCGGTTCGCTCGATCAGCATCGCTTCCAGCCGATCATATCCAACCCGCAGAGCCGCCCGCCACCCTTGCGCAAAGCCGGCATTGGTGCGGCACGCGGCATAGGCGTCGAGCGGCGCAATCGCGACGGCCTGGGCCGCCAGTTCGACGCTGCCGGTGGCCGCCAGATGGTTGAGAAAGCCGCTTTGCTCCTTGCTGCTCAGCCGCTTGTTCGAGGAAGCCGTGCTGCCCGCTCCAGCCGCGATCCGATTACCCATCGCACATCCCCCTGAACGCGAGCGGGGCCGGCGCCCCCGGCACCAGCCCCGCCCGCAATTCCTCAGCGTTCCTGGTATGTGCCATATGAGCGTGACGATGTCAAGCGATTTGTACCTACCTGGTTCGTTGATATCTGCTCTACAACAATCCCTCGGCGAGCGCCCTGTCTTCCGGTACGAGGTTCGCGATGACGTCTCCTCCGCCGCTTCTGCGCCGCCTCACATCGGCCATCGACACCTTCAGCATGCTGCTCATCGGCACCGTGGTGTTGGCGAGCCTGCTTCCCTGCCGCGGTCGAGCGGCTGACGCGTTCGGTGTCCTCACACAGATTGCGATCGCGCTGCTGTTCTTCCTCCACGG